TGGGTGCGGAACGTTCCGTATGGACTGAATTTGAAAAAATATTAAACACGACATTTATAAATGATTCAAGCGGAAAAAATATGAGAATATTTTTAGCAGGACTTGATAGTGGTGTTTATACAAATTATGCGTATCAATTTGCCAATACAACTAATCAAAGAATTGTTTTATTAAAAGGAGACGATGATGCGAAACTTATTAGTGCTTATTCGGACCAGAAAACATTTCGTCCATCAAAAGAACGCAACGATTTATATTTAACTGCTAATAATTACACAAAAGATTCATTGAGTGAGAATATGCAATTGAAATGGAATCCAGAATTTAATTCGGTGCAACCTTATGGATTTATGAATTTTCCATTTACTACGGATGAAAAATATAAATACGATAATTATTTTAGTCATTTTGAAGCGGAACATAAAATAATAGATGATAAAGGTATGTTTCGTTGGGAGAAAAAATCAAATAGACATCAAAATCACTTATTTGACTGCCGTTTATATGCAATGGTAGTCAAAGATATTTTCCTTACTAGGATATTTAAGGAATATAAAATAATCAATGGAACGTGGGCTGATTATGTGAATTTGCTTAAAAATAAAAAGTAGCCGTATTAGATACGGCTACTTTCATGGCATCAACCAAACCATTAAAAAGAAGAAAACGTTGTGAAGTTAATATAATTTTGTTATATAAAATAATTGTTCTTTTTTTAGGTATTTATTTATTTTTTTATATGTAGGATTTATATTTGAGCTTATTACGTAATTCTAATTTATAAATATATGCCAAGTAATGCAGTAGGATTAGATTTGATTTCACGTGTAGTTGGATATAAAGTCACAAAAGGTGATTTTAGAACTGTTGCACCGAATCTACCTCAAAGAATTGCCATCTTAGGAGAGGCGAACGAAAACAAACAAGCTGGTTTAACAACTTCGCCTGTTGAGTTAAAATCTGCAAAAGAAGCAGGAGACAAATTTGGATATGGTTCACCAATCCACATGGCTATGCGAATTTTGAAACCTTTGCAATCCAATGGAGTAGGTGGTATTCCAGTTGTTGCTTATCCACAATTGAAAGCAGCAGGAGCTACGGCAACTACAATTGCTACTAATAAAATTACATCATCAACAAGTTTTGCTGTTGGTTCTAAAATTGAAATTAGTATTGCAGGTAGAGATTCATTGGATGGTAAATCTTATTCAATTGAAACTGTTCCTGATTGTTTGTCTACAATTCAAAAAGCGGTTGATTCAATAAATGCTAATTCATCAAGTCCGTTTTTAGCAACTTTAAGTGCTAATCCTCCACAAACAACTCTTAGTACGGCATTAACTGTTAAAACACTTCCTTATTTTGCAGGATTTGTTTTAAGTACAATTGAAGTTCCTATTGATGTTACGGCTACTATTATTGCTAACACAACTGACATTACATTTACATACCTTGATGCTGGATTGATTCAACAAACATGGAGCGGTAAAGCTAGTTCGGTAGTATTTGCAGCAGGAAAGACAACAATTACACCTAATTTTGTAGGTTATACTCCAATTTCCGGAAATGGAACTTTAATGGTTGCTAATCAAACATTAACGGCTTATACTGGTGCTAGTCCACAATATGGTATTTTATTGACTTCAAAATGGGCTGGATTAACTAGTGCTTCATTAAACGCAACTATTTCTTGTACGGATGCAAATATTGTTTTTGCACTTACAAAAACAAATGGAACTGGTACTCCTGATATTTCTCCATCATTAGATTTATTTCAAAATGAATGGAATACTATTGTTATCAATACTTATGGTGTTGTTTCGAGTGTATTAGATAAATTAGAATTTTACAATGGTATTGCAGATCCAACTAATCCAACAGGTAGATATAGAGGTATTGTATTTAAACCATTTATTGCATTAGCTGGTTCTATTAATGATAACGATAGCGGAGTTACGGATGCTCGTTCATCTCAAATGACTAATGCTATTTGCCCTGCTCCATTGTCACAAGGACATCCATTGGAAGCGGCAGCAAATATGTGTTATTTACTTGCAACAACTTCAAATGAAAATCCTCATTTAGACGTTTGTGGATTGTCTTATTTTGATATGCCTACTCCATCTACAATTGGAACAATGCAAGTTTACGCAAATAGAGATATTTACGTTAAAAAAGGTAATTCAACAGTTGATTTAGTTGCAGGAAAATATCAAGTTCAAGACTTCGTAACAACTTACCATTTAGCAGGTGAAGTAGTTCCTCAATTTAGATTTGTTCGTAATTTAATGCTTGATTTTAATGTTCGTTATGGTTACTTCTTATTGGAGCAAATAAATGTAGTAGATCACGTTATTGTAAATGATGATGATGTTACAAATGCACCAAAAGTTGTTAAACCTAAACAATGGAAAGCGGTTTTATTTGATTATGCGGATAGTTTGTCAAATAGAGCATTAATTGCAGATGCATCATTTATGCAAGATTCAATTGAAGTTAATCTTTCGTCAACTAATCCTGATAGATTAGAGACATTTTTTAGATATAAGCGTTCTGGAGTTGCTAGAATTTCTAGTACAACGGCAGAAGCAGGTTTTAATTTTGGTAATTAATAAAAAATAATAAGACATGGCAGTACATGGCGATTTATTAGAGGTAACATACAACCACCCGACAATTGGTTCGGGTGTGTTTTACCCTAAAGCTAATACGGATAGTACGTATAACACTGGTGGATTCATTAATGGAGACGCAGAAGACGGAATTACATCAAATGGTCAATTGATCCAAGAAAAAACACGTATTAGAGCGTTTTTTCAAATGTCAATTGAAAATGACATGAATACACGTAATGATTTAGAAACATTAAAGAAACTGGCTGCGGATCCTGTACCTGCAAATTATACTTTTTCCGTTATAAATGGATCGGTTTATTCGGGTGCAGGCATTCCCGTTGGTAATTTGGATGCAAACGTTAAAACAGGTTTAATCGACTTGAAAGTTGTATTTGGTAGTTTAAAGAAAATACTTTAAGGAAATGAAAGCAGTCAGTAGAGAAATAGCAAAAAAAGAAGTTCTAGAATGGTTAGACTTCAAGAGAGTTCGTGAATCAAAGCGTGAAGCATTGAAAAACGACATCGAAACATTAACACTAGCATTCGAGGATGGTTTAATGTCACTTAACGAAGAGACAAAGGAAATTACTTTCCAATTATCATTTAAAATCGGTGATAGTGTTGATGTTTTAAAATTTAAACCTCGATTAACTATTGGGGAGCTACATAATCACTTAGCAAATGTTAAAAGTGGAGACATTGATGGTAGGATTCTTGCATATATTTCGGCATTAACCGAAATGAATACTGGATTAATTCGTTCAATGGATACGGAAGATTTAAGTCTTGCAAGTGCGATAGCATATTTTTTCTTGTAAGCTCCGAATATTTGGATTCAATGATACAATTTGTAGCATTTGAATTTAAGTGGTCAATAAAAGAAATCGAAAGTCTGTATCTCGACGATATGGACTTTCGTTCTATTGAATACTGGTATGAAGCAGTCGGAGCAAAAAATAATAGCGAATAAATGAGACAATTAACAATACCTACTGTTTTTGTTGCCGTTGATAGGTTTTCTCAACGTGTAAACAAAATGACTGGTGCGATGGATCGTTTTCATCAAGCTGGCGCAAAATCATTTGCAATTGCACGTACATCGGGGATGATTGGACTTTCAATGTTAGCTCCAATGGGATATGCAGCAAATAAAGCAGCGGAATTTGAAGACAAATTAACTTCGGTAGGTAAAACTACTCAAATGCAAGGTCAAGAACTTAAAAACTTTGGAAATGAAGTTTTAAAAATGGCTGTTAAAAACCGAACTGGAATTGATAGCTTGCTTGAAATGGCGGAAGTTGGTGGTCAATTAGGTATTGCAAAAAAAGATTTATTATCGTTTACCGAAGCAGGTAACAAGTTTTTTACTGTTTTTAGCAAGTCTTATGGTGGAAATGTAGAAGAAGCAATGACGCACGTTGCTAAATTGGGAGGTATATTTAAAGAGACTAGAGGGATGAATCCTGCCGAACAAATAACAAGAACGGCAAGTGCGATAAATGAATTATCTAAAAAAGGTGCAGCAACGGCTTATAACGTAACTGATTTTGCCCTTCGTATTGGAGCATTGGCTGATAATATGTCTCCATCATTACAAAATACACTAGCCCTGGGCGCCCATTTAGAAAACTTAGGTATTAAATCCGAAATTGCATCTGGTGGTATGGCTAGGTTGTTTACTGCGGTAGGTGAAAATATTGTTCCCTTTGCAAAGTTCATGAACATGACACCAAAATCTGCTGAAACTTTATTCAATAAAGATTCATTGGAATTTGTGAAGCAATTTGCATCAAAATTCAAAGGAATGAGCAATACCGATATGATTCAAACGTTAGATAAATTAAAAATCGGAACGGATGAATCGAAAAAAGTATTAGGTGCAATGTCCGATAGTATTGATAAATTGACGGAATCTCAAAGATTATCAAGAACTGAATTTGAAAAATCTGATTCAATTTCAAAGGAGTACAATCGAATGAATAATACTTCGATGGCAAATTTACAAAAAATGAAAAACACATTTGATGCATTAAGCATTAAAATAGGTAATGCCGTACTTCCAATAATGAATAGCTTATTAAAATCAACTATTCCAATTGTAGAAGGTATTGCAAATTGGATTGAAAGAAATAAAGGACTTGCTGAAACACTTGCAAAAATTGTTATTATTGGTGGAAGTGTTGCACTAGCAATTAGTGGAATTTCATTTGCAGTAGGAGCTTATCAAAAAGTAATTGCACTTGCAAGACTTACACAATTAAGTTTTAATTTGGCAGTTTTGGCTAATCCTTATGTTTTAGCAGGAGCAGCGGTAGTTGGTCTTACAGCATTAATAATGAAATATACAGGTTCAATTGGTCAAGCCAATATGAAACAAGAAGCAATGAGTGATATTTCATTAAAAGTTGCTAATAGATTTGCAAGTCAACAAGTACATATACAACAATTATTTGAAACATTAAGAACTTCTGGTAGTAAAACCGATGAATATAAAGATGCACTTCAAAAATTAGAAACTATTCAACCTGGAATTACCGAAAAATATAATTTACAAACAAAAGCAATTGATAAACAAAATCTCGCTCAAAAAAGATTAATTTATACATTAAGACAAAAATTAGAAGAAGAAGTAATGTATGAAACAAAGCGTGATGCAATGAAGAACTTAATTGTTCAACGTGTTGAAATGCAAGGATTAATTAAAAAAGGAGAAGGATTTGATAAACAATCAACATGGAATAAAGACGTTTTTGGAATGATTTTAAATTCTTTCGATAGATCAAGTAAATTAGAGGATATTAATAAGTCAAAATCAACGATTGATATTATTAATCAATTTCAAAAAGAAAAACAAAATAAAAACAAACCAAAAGAGGATCAAAAAATTACTGTTGAAATTAAAGGAAATAATGGAGACGCAAAAGTAACCGCAACAAATGGAATTAATTTATTGAATGCGGTAATGAATCAACAAATGCCTAGATTAAGCTCAACAACTAAATAACAATGGATTTAGAAATAGTAGAAACATTAAATGGAGGTGATTTATTGATAAAAAACAATGATTTATCAATGATTGATGGACTTCAAAACATGCCTTACATTGGAATGTTTGGTGGAAATGTTGGTCATGTTACAAAAGAGTATAAACCAATTGAACAACGCTTTGACTTTTGGGGAAATACGTTATTTTCAAATGACAAACGTAACATTCAATTCAATTCTTTGACTGAAAACACATTGAATAATATTGCATTAACAAGTAGTGGACGTTTGACATTGGAGGATGCGATTAAAAGTGATTTGTCTTTTTTTAGTGAATTTTCAACAATAAATGTTTTTACTCAATTAGAAAATGTTGATCGAATTAAAATTTTTATAGAAATTAAAGAACCAACTAATACTCAAACGAATCAATTTGTGTATATTTGGAACGCAACAAAACAAGAATTAACGTATGGTAACAATTCCTAAAATATCGGACTTATATAATAACATTAAGTCGTCTATTGAAACAAAATTAAACGTTACAATTCCTAGTTTTGGTAAAAACTTTTTACGTGCATTTGCACAAGTTCAAGCAGGAGAATTAAAATTGTTTTATATTGCCGTTGCCAATGTTCAAAAAAACATTTTTGTTGATACGGCTGATTCGGAAGAATTTGGAGGTACATTAGAACGATTTGGACGTGTTAAATTAAAAAGAAATCCATTTCCTTCCGTTGCAGGAAAATACAGTTACATTAACGGGATCAATTGGTGCTATTGTTCCAATTGGTACTTTATGGAAAAGT